AGCTTCATCTAAAATTTTAACTTCCATAATCTTACCTCTTATTTATAATTGCTCTGAACCAATAGTTTTATTACTTTGCATACTATCTAATTTATTATCTCTTAATATACATAATTCATCTTCAAAAATTTTTCTCCATTGTTGAGCAATCTTACCTTCCCAATCCAGTTCCTTTACTACCCATTTATAAGCTTTTTTAGATTTTAATTTTGCTTCATCATAATGTGTATAAACTTCTAACATAGTCTTTACCATATCTTCAACATCAACTAAAGGCCTTAATATATCATTATCATTAGGTATGCATGTCCAAAGGCTGGGATTACTCCCACTTTTAACTAAATAACCTTTATCTTCAGTTATTAATTCATGCATAGCTGTATTATCTGGAAAAATTACAGGTGTATTAGTAGCCATAGCTTCTATCCAACCTAAACCAAAACCTTCACCTAATGTAGTACTAATAACACAATCAACACAATTATATAATAAATTTAGAATTTCTACAGGATAAGCTTGGTTAGGCTCAAAATTTTCTGGCATAATAACATCATCTGTAAAAGAAAGGTTATAAGCTTTACAAACCTCTATTAAATCCCATCCTTGATCTTTACGTGCCATATGCAAATATAAAACAGATTCTGGTACTTCTTTTTTAAACTCTTTAAAAGCAGCTATTGTTCTTGGTATATCTTTACGTTGTTGATTTCTATTAACATTCATAAAAATAAATTTACCTGAGTGCGATTTAAAATAATCCTTTTTAAATTCTACTATTTTATTTTCTGACAATGGATGAAAATCTTTAAAATTAGCACCGTGATAAATAATGTCTACATTGGATACACTTATATGTTTTCCTAAGGCTTTCTTACCGAAATTCGTATAACTTACTAGTTTATCCACATTTTCTATATTACTTGCCCACCGTTTCTTTATAATACTATCAGTAGGATAATACATTATAGTTCTAAAAGGTTTCCTAGCACCTGATGCTACTTCATTTTTTAAATGATTTAATAGCTCAGGTATAAAATCTACTATAAATGTATCTTGCACAATCCACAGTATATCAAAATCATGTTGCATAGCAAAATAACAAAACTTTTTTCTACCATAAGGATCTCCTTCTGCTGGATCAGAAGCTGGCCATATATTAAATGGCATATTATGGGGAGTCCCGTGATAATTTATACCAAAAATATCTATATCATACTTACCTGTTTGATATAAAATTTTTAAAATATTTCTAGATACAGTTCCAAAACCAGTTTTAACATTAGGACTATCACAATAGGCTAAAATCTTTTTCTTCATAAAATTATTTCCCCTTTATTTTTTTACATTTTCTACTTGCCAAAAAGGCTTTAGTATAGTTAGTTTCACTATCCTCTTCTACAATTTGCTTAACTGCTGGGTTTTTATCTAAATATTTTCTCAATTTAGTAGGACTTAAAGAAGATAGCTCTACAAAATCTTCATAAGGAATAAGCTTAGCTATAGTGGATGGTTTATAATTAGTACGTGCCATTTGTCTTAATACCATTTCTTTTTTACCATCTGTAACATTTTCTTCTAAAACTTTTATTTTTTCAATCATAGCATCAGCTAAAGTACGTTCACGCATCTCTAAAATTTTTTTTGTATTTCTAATATCATCCCATTCTTGCATCATAGCTGCATCACTCATAGCATCAAGAGATAAGTAGTCAAACTCTTTTTTCTTACAAGCCTCTTTATACTTATCACATATATGACAATAATCACACCAACCACATAAAATATTAAGTGTAGGTTTAGCTTCAGCTTTAGTTAATTTAGACATTTCTTCATGTATTACTCTCAAATAATTTTCAAATTCTTCTAATTCTTCGTCTGTTCTATAAGTATAAACTAATTCACCTTTACGTAACATATCTAAACTTAATATAATTCTTTTATAATTTGGATATAATTTTTTAGCCACTAAATTATACATACTTAATTGTATATCAGTACGAAGTTTATTTGCATCTGGAACAGATTTGGAAGTTTTATAATCAACAATAGCTAAAGTATCTTGATCTATTTCTACAGCTTTATCTATAGCACCTATTAATTCTATACCATCTTTAGTTTTTATTACCTGAGAATTTTTAAAACCAAACTTATCTTCTATACCTATAATCTTATTACCTAATTTAAAATTAGTTAATCTTGATTTTACAAGTTCTTTACCTACAATATGATCTTCTTGAGTTTGTATACCTTCTTTTACAGACATTTCATCATAATAAACCAACAATTCTTTTATTTGTTTTTTAGAAAAAGAAGTTAACTCTTTTTCTTGCCAAATTTTTCCTGCTTTTTCTAATGTAGCATGACAAGCCAAACCCAAAGCAAACACAGGACTTGGTAATTTTTCTATTTTATCTACGTAATTAAACCAATACCTTTGTTTACATTGTAAAAAAGAACTTATTCTTGTAGCACTTAATTTTATTTTTTTCTTAACTGGCATGTGAACTCCTATATAAAAACCCGTAATCTTTCTCTTCTTTATAACAATACAAACCTAACTCTACTTCTGTATAGTATAAAAGCTGAGCTAATGCATCCATTATATCATTATCCTCTTTAAATGTCAATTCTTTTTTATCAAATATATCACAAATAAAATAAAATAAAACTTCCTTAGTTCTAGCTTTATAGTAAGATTTAACTGTTGTATTAGCTACTACAAAAGGCTCTACTCCAACAACATATTTACAAATAAATTTAGCCACTCCTGCAAATTCACTTAAAATTTTTAAAGTTTTAGTATTCTTCCCAGCAAAAGTATCTTCTATAACTATACAAGTAGGCTTACATTCTATAAGCAATTTTTTTAATTCATTACCAAAAATTACTAATCTTTCAGCTCTAGTAAATTTAGGCTTAGTTTTTATAATACCCATTACAAAATTAATACCATCATCAGTATAACACCAACCTGTTTTTGCTGCTGAAACATCTAAACTTAAAATTGACATTCTGGATATTCCTTATCAACATCATTTAAAAACCTTTCTATATAACATGTAAGTTCTTTTAACTCTTCTTCGTTACAACCTGTCAAAACTTTAACTTTATCTAAACAGGACTGCAAATTTTCTCTTAATTCTTTAGCTGTAAAAGCTGTACTACCACAAATTTCGAACAAAGCATTATCTCTAGTTTCAACAACTGCATAAGATGCCGCCCAAAAAGTATACCAACAACTATTTCCCCATCTACTATAACTCATGAGACATCTCCTTAAGAGCTTCTAAATGGCTCTCTGTTAAGTTTTCTTCCCTAGGTAGTACTAACTTAAGCTTTACAAACAAATCACCGTTAGGAGCCCCATTTACTCCTTTAGTACCTTGGCCTGCAAAACGAAGTGTAGAGGCATTATTGGCCCCCTTCGGTACTTTAAATTCAAAATTTCTATTCACAACTATATTTCCTTTATTACAATTAGGACAAGCTTCTTTTACAATACTTCCTAAACCTCTACAAGTAGGACACGTAGTATTTGAAACCATATTGATAAAACCATTAGATCGTTGTTGCTGAATAACACCTTGCCCTGAACAAGTAGTACAAGTATCACTTTTAGCTGCCCCTGTACCAGAACAAACTTCACAAATATCTGTATAAGATAAAGAAATTATTTTTTTATTACCTGTTATTAAATCATATAAAGTAACTTCTAGTTCTTGTTGTAAATTTTGACCTCTTCTTGGTATAGTTTTTGGATCTCTAGGAGATGTTGAAGTAAAACCCTGACCAAAATGATTTTTAAACATTTCATTTATATCAAAACCTGAAAAACCTGTAGCGCCAAAACCACCTTGTCTTTGAGCATGTATTTTTTCAGGATTAGATAACATATCATAAGCCTCACTTACTTCCTTAAATTTTTTTTCTGCTGCACTATCCCCAGGGTTTCTATCTGGATGATACTGCATAGCTAATTTTCTATAAGCCTTTTTTATATCAGCTTTAGATGCTAAATGATCGACACCTAAAATACTATAATAATCTTTCACTAGTAAAACTCCTCCCACATATATTTACAATTTTTATTAGAGCACTTATAAAAACCTAACTCTGTTTCAAATGCTATACTACCACACTTTTCACATTTATATACATAATCTTTCATTTGTTGTTTTATAGCAGCTTCAGTGTAAGCTTCAAAAGAATCTAAAGTTAGTACATCTAACATATCAACTTCATCTTTGATAATACCTATATCAGGTATAAAACCATTAAAGTCGCGCCAAACTCTTCCACAATTTCTACACAAATAACATTTAATTCCTTCTTTTTTATTTATATAAAAAATACATGCAGTTTTTTTACAATTATAACATAATGTACTCATTTTATATTATTTAAGAAGATGCCTCTAACATTTCTACTACTTGTCCAAAAATATCTACAGTATCTTCATTTACAACTAAAGATATAGGACAAAACAATTGGTTTCCTTTTAAGCTAGGATACTTTCTAGCTCCAAAAAGTATTTTAGTTAAAGAAGCTATATTAAAAATTTTATTATCATCATCAACAATAGCATAATTCCCATCTTTCTCTGAAAAAAAATCTTTATCCAAATCAATATACTTACCTTTTTTATTCAAAGTAATTTTATATTTATCAGCTAAAACTTTAAAATGATAATTCTTAGATGGCATTAAAGCCATTGTAGGAATACCAACAATATCTATATCTTCTGATTTACTAATATTTTCTTCATTCATCTTAATCTCCTATTATAATAAAATTATCTATAGCTACATTGGTCCAATAAATAGTTGTAGGACCGTTACAGTACTTACATTTAGTAGCAAAAGAATGCTTTTCTAAATGTCCTGTAATTTTTAAACACTTTCCTTCTGGTATTTCTTCTAATTGTTCTGCCATTTCTCCCCAAACACTAACACCTACATATTGATAAGCATTATTAGGTGTAGGTATTGCCAAACTACACTTAAACATAATACTACCATTATCATAGTGTGTTACTTTCTTTTTTGTTATTCTTCCTTGTAACTTAACAAAATTTTCACCTGACATATTCATTCAAATAACCATAAGCTTGATTTAAAGTCAATTCAGCAGGATCTTCACCTAAAGAAGGGTCCATAAATATTTCTACCACTTCCATATACCTACTAAGTATCTGAGTAGCCCCTTCTCTAATTAATCTTCCAAATTCATCTTTTTTACCTTTCATACCTTCTATACCAGCATCATCTGGATCTAACATCAAGATAACACCTTTTAAAGCATAAGCTCTTAATAAATCTACTTGTCCTTGTGTAATACTTGAACCCATAATAGCTACAGTATTATATAAACCATATTCATCAAAACGCCAAACAGATTTAAACCCTTCTACTACAATTAAAGGAAGTTCTGTACCAAATAACCTTGCTCTATTTAAATTATATAAAGTTTTATCTTTTATAAACCCTTCTGAAAGCACATACTTAAATTCCTTAGGACCATTTTTTCTAGTATCTCTCAAACTATAAGCTACTAATTTATTATTAACATCTCTAATAGGTATAATATCACGTAACACATTAAAATCATCTGTATAACCACCTGCTATTTCAAACTTATCTAAAATTTCATCTGAAAAACCTTTATTATTAAAATATTTAGATCTTAAAGGTTTATATAAAAGTAATTTTTCTTCGGATACATAATCTGGTAGTTTATGTTTTGAATACTGTTCTAAAAACTGATCTGTATCTTTTTTAAACTTATGCTTATCTATACTTTTTTTATATGAACTTACATCTCCTACCAAATCTTTTAAATAATTTAATGCTCCTATAAAATCTAATCCCATTACGGCACGTATAAGACTTATAATATCATTACCATGTATATCATTACAACCATGAGTAAAACATACCCAAGTTCTTTTATCTTTATTAAATCTAAAAGCACTTTTATTATCTCCCCCATGTATTATACAAGCCGCTCTAATTTCTTTACTAGATTCTTTCGTATAACGTATTCCTAAAGAATCTAATAAATAATTTATATCTACCATTTCTTTTAAAGCTGTAATATCATCTTTATTAAATGAGCTGGTCTGCTGGATCATCAATACCTCCTACCTTCTCAATAATTCCTGTATCTATACGTTCATTTTCATCCCTAGAATTTTCTACCTGCTTTGTTACATCTACTTCTTTAATAATTAATTTACTATGAAAAAAATGATACCCTATACCTGCTTCACCTGTCCTTCCCCCACGTCTAGAATCTTTGATACTTAAACCATAAAAACCACATTCCTCTAAATCCCAAGCTTCTTCTTCAGCTTTCTTTTTGTCCCTTAAGCCCCAGAAAGCTATAACGTCACCATAACGAGCTATTCTATCAGAATCTGCTACATCACCCGACCTATTTAATTGTACTGCTGCTAAAAAAGGAATATTTAACATACCAGCTAAATCTTTTAATTTAGTAGTAACATCACCAAGTATCTGATGTTCTTTCCTACCTTTCTCAGTACTAGCTGAATCAGGTTCTTTAATATAATCAAATACACCCAAAACAATATTCTCTTTTAAATGATATTTTTTAAATAATGCAGATATCTTTTCTACTGTAAATCCAGGCATATAAAAATGAAATAATTTACTGTTTTTTAATAATGTTACAGCGTTAATTATTCTTTCATAAATAGTTTTATCCTTTTTAAAACCACCATGTTTTATTACTCGTTCATCAACACCACTAATTATAGCTATAACCCTATCTCTCCACTCCTTAAAGGTCATCTCGGTATCTATGTAAAGTATTGGGTCACCTTGATGCACTGAAACATAGGAAGCTATATTTGTAAGTAGTGTACTTTTTCCCATCTTTTTTCGAGCGGCTACAATAGTCAAAGTTCCTGGTACCAAACCATCTATAGCTTTATCTAATACAGGATAACCTGTAGAAAGTCCCATAAGCTCTACTTTTTTATCTTGAATACTTTCTAAATATTCATCTAAACCATCTGCTACATGTTTAGGCTCTTCAATAGATAAACTAGCAGAAGATAATGACAATAAATCAGCTTGTACTTTACTTAATAAATCGCTACTTGGTGTTGAACTTAAAGTACTTGCGTTTTCAAACACCATGTTTGTATTATTTAATAAATCATTATATAATTTAAATTTAGTACTATCATCAAGTAATTTATCAACATATAAATCAAAATTTAAATCTGAAACTTCTACATTTTTTAAAGCCTCAACATAATCTTTTGTAAAATTAGTAGATTTTCCTAACTCTTTTGCAGCTGTTACTAATATAGGTGTATCAAAAGATCTTATACCTGTATCATGTAAAGTTTTTAATAGAAAAAATATAGACTTAGTATCATCAGATAAAAAATCATCTTCTGATACTTTAGTTAAAAGAGTATAAAAATGATCTTCACTTTGAATAGCTTTAGCTAATATAGAACGTTCATTACTATAATCACAAAATCTATAATTTTCGCCAGAACCATTAGGAGTTTCTTTGTTGATATAATTCATTTTCCCTTCTTGTAAGTTCTCTTTTAAAGCTCGCAATTAATTCTGAAATAGTTTTATCAATACCTTCAAGTAATAAAACCTCCTCTTGTAACACTTCTATATTATTTCTAATTTCTTTAAGCTCAGGTTTATTATGTATAACATAAAATCTTAAATCTTTTTTAGTCTTAAATCTTTTCAAATCTTCATCTGTAGTAAGCTCAATTATTTTTAATTCTAAATTTCTATTATTTCTAGCAAGAAACATTTTAGTCTCATTAAATTTAGTTTTAAAATAAATTAAATATTGAGATAAAGCTATTATATACTGACTTATTTGTTGAGATTTTGTTTGTCCTAATGTTCTAGAATCATATGCAAATATTTCATCTATAAATTCTGCTGGTGGTGAGGCTTTTCTAAAAGATACCAAATCCAATTCCATTAAGATACCTCCTCATCAATACCTTGTTGATCTTCTTTAATAAAACAACCTGTACAAAAATAATCCATTTCATATTCTTTGGTTACATGATTAAAAAAATTGTACCAATCAGATTTCATTCCTAACTGTTTACATTCTAAAGACAAATCACAGTATTTAGAATCACCATGAAAAGTACCATCTTTTAATGGAATAAAATCTGGACAGTTTTTAATTAATATATCACTCATTCATAGCCTCATATATTCTATCCAAAATCAATTGTTCAGTTATAACATCTTTTTTATCATAAAATAAAACTAAAGTCAAACCATTTTCTTCGCAGTATTCTACTTTTAAATTATCTCTTCTTTTTTGAGCATAAAAATCAGTTTTTGTGCTATGAAAATGACTAACATATTTAAAATGTTGTTCTCCTTGTACCTCTATAAGAATTCCCATAGATTTTAAATAAAAATCAAAAAATAAACGATTATTTTTATATCTAACATAATATTCTGGTATAATAGGTTCAAATTTAAAAGAAGATATCAAACAAGCATAAACATCATCAGCTATTTTGCTCACTTTTTACCCTCACATCTCTTTCCTTCTGAGCATCATAATATTCTTTTAGACCAACAGTCTCTATAACTGTATCTTTTATAACTAAGAATGCATCATAATTATCTTTAAAAAAACTTCGCAAACCTTTATCCCCTTGACCGATATTTTTGCCAGCGTAACTGTACCAAGAGCCAGACTTACTAATAATTCCTAAATCTATTGCTAGTTTTATAATTTCTCCTTCCATATCATAACCTACACCATAAAACAAGTCTACTTCTGCTGTAGTAAAAGGAGCTGCTAACTTATTTTTCTTTATTTCTATTTTAGTTTTATGTCCAATAACAGTACCTTTCTCATCAGTAAGCCTATTATTTTTTGCTCCTACACCACTCACTCTAAGTCTTCCTGTAGCATAAAACGGCAGTGCTTCACCAGCAGGCGTTGTTTCTGGAGACCCAAACATCACACCTATTTTTTGTCTAATTTGATTAATAAAAATAATACAAATATTATGTTCAGAAGCTAAAGGAACATACCTTAATAAAGTAGTACTCATAAGTCTAGCAAGTAAAGCAATATTAGTATCCCCTATATCTTTTTCTGCTTGTACTTTAGGAATTAATGCTGTAACACTATCTACAACCAATAAATCCACATTCCCAGACTTCATTAACATTTCTGCAGCATCTAAATTATCTTCACCTGTATATAAATCAATCACTTCAAGCTTATCAAGATCTACTCCCATAGATTCAAAAAGCACTGGGTCTGCACTTTTTTCTGCATCAATAAAAACAGCCTTCATCCCTCTAGACTGTGCTTCAGCTATAATTGACATAGCTAATGTAGTTTTTCCTCCTGAAGTTGGTCCATAAATTTCATAAATTCTTCCTAAAGCCACACCACCTCTTCCTAAAGCAGCGTCTAATCCTATACTACGTGTAGAAATTGTATCTATTACTAAAGGTCTTTTTGACATAGGTTTGACTACATCACCATATTTCTTTTCTATAGCTTTTAAAGCTATATCCATTTTAGAAACTGCTTTCTTACTACCTTTTTTTGCTGCTTTTTTAACCATTAAAACCTCTCCTTTCGTTTATTTCTTCTATATCATAACCAGCACACATATCTGCTCTGGCCTTAGAAAAAATTTGTGCTTTATTTAACATAACAGATTCATTATATCTATTATAATTAGTATTTAATAAACTTATAATTTTATCTGTAATCCATTTACATTTATCTGTACCAAATATCCATAACCCTATTTCTCTATTTAAACCTAATGCATCTTTATAAATAAGCTTCTATTATCATAGCAGAATCTTGCAAAGCCTCTTCTAAAGAACAGTTCAAGTAATCCTTACGTTGTTTAACAAAATTAGACATTAAAATAATATCTTTTTTTCTATTAGAAACAAGAGGACAATTACTACCCATATGAAAACGATACAAAGAATAAAAGTAATTAACTAAATCTTCTATCTTTTTAATTATTTCTCTTTTAGGTAAAGCTATAACTTTAAAACCTCTAAACAATAGATACTCTTTACACAACAAGTCTATTTCAGTATAATCTATAACTTCTTCACCAAAAAGACCTTTATTATCTAATCCACTAAGGACTTTTACTAAATGTTTTAATATCTCACTTAATTTATTCATATTAAGCACGTTTAATATTTGTTATTAAAGCCTTTTGATCTTTAAAATTAGAGGAATCAAAAATTAAATAACCATCTTTATCTGAAAAATACATATCCAAAATATCATCTTGTATAGCATCTAAAGTCTGAGCTAAAAACAAACCATTCACATCAATTATAAATTCTCCTTCAAAATCAATTGCAGATTCATACTCCGCTTCAAAATAAGGAGAACTCATAATAAGAGTTTTATTTTTTAACTCAAGGGTTAATCGTTTATTATCATCATCATTAAGGACGCCCAAATAAGGTACGAAACAACTTAGCATAACTTCTTTATCTATAACTATTTTATGTTCATAATTATCAAATGTAGGTCTATAATCTGGAAAAGGAGTATCTACTATAAGATTTGAATGTAAAACAGAATTATTAACTAAAGCTTTAATTTTACCATCTGAAATATCAAAACTAATATCATCTGTACTAGCTGCAATCTTTCTTAAAGCTACTATAAAAGAATGTGGCACTATATAAGAACCTTCATTTAACTCACCTGTATTTTTAGTACTATATTCTGATAATTGTAAAGCATTAGTAGCTACAAAGTAAATATTATCTTCAGTAAAAGAAATATTCATTCCTTGTATAAAACTTTGTTGAGCGTTTGGATCTATTGCATAAAGAACTTTAGCTATGGCTAATTTTAAAACTACTGACCTTAATCTAAAAGATTCTTTTTTAAAGGGCTCAGGAACAAAAAACTTTTGTTGAGGAAAGGTTTTTAACAGTAATTTATTTTTAGATATTTTGCCTGTATCAAAAGTATTAATTAACCTAACACTAACATTGTTTTTTAAACTTTTAAAAACTACTTCTTTTACTCCAGAAATACCATCCCAAAAATTAAAAGAATTAACAAAAGAAGTTAATTTTGTAAAAGGTACACACATGGCTCCTTCAATTTTAACAGCATTACCTGTTACCATATGAGTAGTAGACAATCTACCATTATTACCAACAAAAACAATAGAACCATCCTCAGCTACATCTAATAATACTTGACCTGCAGCTTCTGGCGAATTAGGTTTTGCTACAGCACCTATCACCTTTAAAGCTTTTTGTAACTTGTCTAAATCAATTATAAATTCCATAAAATCTCCAAAAAAATATTAACGTAAAAAATAATTATACATACATATACAATAATATATAAATCAATTATTGTCAACTAATATTTTATTAAGAAGTTCTTTATTTTTATAAATATCTAATTTATCTGGGTCTTCACCATCCTCTTCTTGAAGAAAACGTACTTCTCCTATTAGTACTGCAATATTATTTTTCAAACATTCTGCACACAAAGCTTTACTTAATTTCAATGAAAATAAAACTTCTCCTTCAAAATTCATTTCAAACGATGTTCCATATATTTTTGTATCTTCTTTCTCCGCACCACAATCTTTACATTCCATTTCTAATTCTCCTTAAATACTATACGTTATAAGATTATCTATTATATTATTATAAAATACATTTATATAATTTTGTGTTTTCACTTCTCTATATAACATAACTTCATCTATTTGTCCAGAAAAAAATGTATCAGGTTGTTGTTTAGGTACAGAAGTTATACTAAAATTACCTGACCACCTAGCATAACCTCTAACTATTTCTAAACTATTTATTTTTAAATAATAATTACTATATGGAGGAGAAGTATTATATGTAAAAGCAGCCATTGAAAAAATTCCTCCAGAATAAGTAGTAATAGGTATATAATCAGAAGAATACACACTGTATTTTTCTTGACCATTTAAATAAAAAGAAATAATACCATCTTTTCTGACTAATGCTAAATGCTCCCAAACAACACTTGTAGAATTATTAGGATAAGTATAAATTAATTGATTATTAAGTATAAAACCTCCATAATCATTTGGTATAGTTAAGTAATAATAATAATAATGCCACCCGTTGGCACTTAAAAAGTAGTACCTTCTACGTAAAGTTATACATGTATCCATAGAACCACTAGCATCACCAAAAATAGTTGTGTATGCATCAGATGTAGTACCACTTCTATACATATAAGACTTTACCCATGCAGTTATAGTAAAATCGTCTGTTCCAAACTCAAAATCATTTATATTATTTTCTATCTTAGTATAATTATACTCATTTATACCATCATCTACAGATGGTCCTGCAGTACTTTTTATTGAACCTAAATTTATTTTTTTATCATCAGGTTCAATATAAGTATCACCTGGCCTTTTTTCTACAAAAGTATGTCTACCTACTTTATCATAATAATTAACACCGTTACTATATAAAAGCAACACTGTCCCTGACACTACTGTGCCTGACACCGTTTGTATTGGTATTATAGAATAATGTTGAACACCCTCTTCATTATACCCTTCATAAGGACTACTCAAATAACTAGTACCTATAGTATCTCCAGTATTTCCTTTGTAGTTCCCTATAGTTAAATTATAACTACTTTTTAAATCTTCATCTAAATAAATACTCATAACACTATTTGTTGTATCTACAAGAGCCGTAATTAAATACCAAGTAGAAGTATCTATACCAGACAATGTTGTATAAATAGAACAATTATTATTTACCTCAGTCATACAAGAAAACAACTTTCCATCATCTACTCCTACTTCCCATCCCTTATCAGGTTTTCCTTCACAAAATATTGTTCCTCTAGTATTTATATCATCAAATTTAACTACTGCTTGTAAAGTCATATCTGTTGTATATAAACTCTGTATCGAATTACTTATTTTTAAATATCCATTAGAAAAATCTATAGCTTTTCCAAGAGGTGTTGTTTCTGAAGTATTTGATCCTAAATTATAAGGTGTTGCATGATTACGTCTATATGTAGAATCTCTAATATCATTTACATTTCCTGGATCTTCTGTCATATGCCAAATACCTATAATATTAGTTCCCCACATATGTGACGTAGTTATATTACCAGAATATCCTACATTAAACGCATTATCAGGCATTAATTTATTATAAAATAAAATTAAAACAGTGTCTTCTGAAGAAGAAATTATTGGCACTTGCACCCAAAATATAGCTTCTTTACTGAACCTATCCCATTTAACTACTTCACTATATAACTGTTGTCCATCAAGTGTTTGAATAGACCATCTAGTAGCAAAATATTCTGAATATAACTCATCTATTAAAGAAGTAGTATCAAAATTATTTATACCTGAACTGCTACCTATTTTTATTAATAATGGAAATCCTATTAATGTTTCATTTATTAATGTGTGATTAATAGTTAATATAAATTTAGGACTATTAAACCATTCATTTTGTTCATAATCCTCTATAACAGGAATAACTTTAGCTCTAACTAAATCATTATACTGTTCTCCAAAAGCATCATCCCTGCAAATTAAATAATGTTCACCAGAATATTCCGTTACAAGTTTATACTTACCTGTAGTAGCATTTGAAGTAGTAGCAGCCATTATTACATCATTATCTCTTCTGTATGCTTTTATGTCTCTAGACACAGGTACACCTTCTTCTGTGATTACACCTTTAAAACAATACTTAGAAGGTAATTTAAAATAAGAATAACCATAATCTACCCCATAACCTCTAGTATCTATAAGCACATCATCTTGGTAAACTGTATTTAAATAATGATAACTTGATGAAATAACAGTTCTTATAGTAGACAATAATTGAGAAGTATCTGAAGCTGATCCCGTCGTATAAAAATACTTAGTAATTAAAAAACAGTTTATACAACTTACAAAAGCATCAGAATACCAATAAGCTAAACAATACCCGTAAAAACTATTAGTTATATAACACTTATTAAAAATAACCTCTGCCTTAATAGACCACGCTGTTGAAGAATAAAAAATATAATGATTACTATAGTTATAATATATAAATAAATTTTCTATAATAACCTTTATAACTTTTGTAGGAGTACAAGAACTAAAACTTAATCTATAAATTTGAACACGATTATTTACAACATCTTTTGTATCTCCTACTAAATGTACAGGCTTAGTTAAAGATATAGTTCCTTGATTGGAATAGTCACCTGGATCTATTAATATTATATCTCCTTCAGTAGCTACTCCTATAGCTGTATTTATATTAGTATAATCTTTATTTATACCTACTCTTATTATATCCATTTTATACCCCAGGTTTAAAATTTAAATCAACATCTCGTTCTAAAATTTCTACTTTATCTTCAGTTCTAAAATCAAAATCTACAACATTCCCTGCTGTAGGTAAATATAACTCTCCATTTATATCTGCTGATAATTCTTTAAGAGGCAACATACCAAACAAATTAGAACTTAAATCATAAATATTATTAGTAGAAAAACCCTTTAATAATGCATTTAAAATATTAACCCCTTTAAAAATATTTTTAGCATAAATATAAGAACTTAAACTTTTAAATGGAAACAAAGATACCACACCATTCAAATAAGAATTTAAATTTGATTTTTTAAAAGTACTTACTCTATCTATAGCATCCCTAATTGCTTCATCAATATCCTTATACTTTCTTAAATCAAATATATATTTATTTATTACTTTACCTCTATCTATACCTAAATCTTTTTCATAATTAAAACCTATTACTTGTATTATCCAATGATTACTTCTATCCATTCTATATACTAATTGTTTTTTACCAACATAACTGTAATTCTCCACTTGTTGTTTAAATAAAATTTCTATTTCCCTTTTCCAATTATATCTACCATCATAATTCAAATCTAAAACTGGAAAAGAAGCTTCTTTATATTTATTTCCAATAATTTTTGAAGTAAAAGGTTTATCTATAACAACTACTAAATTAGAGAACAAATCTTTCTGTGCCTTTCTAAATTTTGTTCCAAACATGTAAGCATTTAAATTACTAAGTCCTTTATCTAAAGATCTATTAAATAAAACATCAATTGTATCATAATTTAAACCTGCAGCCTTACTTTTTATATTCATATGTAAAGAAGCATATTTTTTATCTGGAATAAAATTTACACCTATAAAATCTTGAACAATAATTTTTCCTGCATTTATAGTTGCTTTTAATTCTCCTCCATAATTCTCTCCCACATGTATATAAGCATATAAATTTTTGTTATCATAAGAATACAATCTTGAATTTAAATTCTTATAGTCAGTACTAAAACAAGTAGTATTTATTATAGCAGATAAATGACGAATATTTAATAAAGAAATACTAAAAACTTTCTTTACATGTATAATTTTTGGAAATAACCAAGCAGTTAAATCTTTAGTATCTCCTGAAGCATACAAATAAGCATTTAAACTTCTTACTCCTCCTGAATATAAATAAGCATTCAAATCTGATTTATAATAACTACTTAATACAGCTTTTAAATCTTTATTTATATTTATACCTTTATATACATTTATTTTAGCTTTTAAATCAATAGGAGAAATACTATTTATATAAGTTAACAAATCTCCAGGCCCATAGCCACCACTTATTACACCTATTAAATCTTTATAATCAAAACCTTGTAAAAAACCTCTTAAATTTACAGGAACTATTGGAAATAAAAAAGCATTTAAATCAAACTGTAAAGTAGATAAAATTCGTGCTGATAAATCTTTATGATATATTTGTTGTATTGTAGCTGATAAATCTTTTAAATCCCAACTATGTAAAGTTATATTAAAGTCTTTTATACCCTGCCAAAAAGATTTGGCATAAGCACTTAAGTCTAATTTTCCATGGTACAACTCAGGATAAAGTTCTGTGGGTATATCAGAAATTTCTATTATATTCATATAAGAAGTTAAATCTTTTGGTCCTCTTAAAAAAACTTTAGAATAACCAGATAAATCCTTACTCCCATGATATATTTCTGGATTTAAAAAAGAATTTAAATCTGAAACAGAAATAATATTAATATAAGAAGATAAATCTACTTTTAT